AGTCTTCACTGCGTCTGACCAAACTGCATTGCATATTGCTTGTACTTCTGTTGACTCACCTGAGATGTCAGTGTCACCCCATGTATCACCTGATTTAGTTGAGCATTGTAAGACGTGACGATGGAATGATCTGCTGATCTCTGTGCCATCTCTAGCTATCACTGTAGCTGTACGAACTTGTACATGCTTGTGATCTCCAACGACTTCAATCTTATCTTCAACTGTTGTTTCTGTTAGTGCCATATTGGCCTCCTTTAGTTTATCGTGGCGTGATTGCCACCTGTCCAACCCAATCTCTGAAAGGGTTATGTTGTTGTGTAGCTAAAACTAAGGTTAATTTCTCCTGAGTTTACATCCCGACCCTGCCAATCTGCCCAAGTTGGGCTAGTAGCAGACGTTTTCTTTATCATCCTTATATAAGAAGAACCTGGAGATATTTGACAACCAGCCATCGCTGTTCCGTTAGGGTTGTTATAAGAAAAGGTTGCAAAAGTAGAGTAAGCGTTGCTTGTTCCATCAGACGAAAAAGGTAGACCATATATACGAAATGCTCCAGTTTCTGAAGAGTCGTCTGTTGTACCCATAAATAGGTCTATAAATACTTTATTACCTATCTTTACATAAGAGGCTCTAATATTACTAAATGACCCTGTGTAATTATGACCAGTAGGAGTCCAAGTACCTTCTTCATAATCTTCCAACTTATTAGCCGCCCCAGTACCGCCGAGGTATACACCGCCAGATAGGTAGAGGTCTTTGAAGCGTACCAATGGCGCACCAATATTCATTGCATTATCTCTACCAGTATTACCATCAGAGGCATAAAAACTATTTATTGAATCATGGAACTGAATATAGTTTGACCCCTGACCAATAGTTAGGACACCACCGCCACCAACCCCAATACTACCTACAGTTGTGCCGTCTTTTTGGAGCTTAACAATGTCACCATCAGATGATTTTCTATTGAAGTCTGCCGCTTGATTACCATCTCTTGTAACCATAAGACGACCATCAGATGTTATTTGTGTACCTCTAACTGATAATCCAGTTGAAGTCTTACCCACCAACAAGTTGCCTGACGAGTCTATGCGGAAGCGTTCTGCATTGTTTGTCCAGAATTGCATTGCGTCTGAACTATTATCGTATCGAATACGACCAATATCTACATCATCAGTATCGCCAAAGTCGATGCCAGCATTGTTAGTGTTTCCACCGTTAACACGAATTAATGAGTATGTACTACCTTTAACCTCAAGCTGAGTACTAGGCGAACTCGTCCCAATCCCAACGTTACCCCCTGCTGACATATCAATCGTCATTGCTGTTATGATTGCGCCGCCATCGTTACCTTTAAAAATAATATCTTTGTCTACTTGAGCTGAAGAAATTATAAAATTACCAGAGTCTTCGTTAAAATCACCAAACTGAGTACCAGCATCTTTAAGGCGAATAATACCACCTGTTGTCCCACTGCTAAAAGTGGAATCAAGATTTAATATGCCTGTTCCATCAACTGTTATAGCATCGGGTATGTTAATTAAGTCTGTTTGCTTACTCATTAGGTTTGCTCCAGTACGCTCACAATCACATCACAACTCGATGCTGTGTCTGATGTTACAACAACTGTGTCAGTCGTCTCTAAGATGATCTTACCGTCTAAGACAGACAGAGCAGAACCTGATGGTATAGCCACACCCTTAACAACGTAAACTCCTGCTGCTTGTACATCTACTTTAATCTGTGATGCTGTTCTGTTTGCTAAGTTACAACCGATCATCACTGATGTAGTTGAACTTGGTACTGTATATGTAGTTGTTGCACCTGTACCTACCGATGCACTTGTGTAGTTCTTAAATGTATTTGCCATTGTTTATATCACCCTAACGCTATGCTTAGCGCCAATGCATTTGATTCTGCAGTGGCTAGTAAGGTAGCTTTGTTATCTCCGTCTAAAGTTTCTGCGTCTACATTTAAAGCATTTACAAAAGATTGTGTTACTCTTGCATCTATAGCTGAGTTTGCTCTTGCTGTAGTATAGTATAAGTTAGTACCCTCTGACAAGTTAGAAGTTGACTTAGCACTAAAAGCTGTATCAAATCTACCAGATGTGTAGTATAGGTTAGTACCCTCAGAGAGATCACTCGTACTCTTAGCTGTAAAGGCAGAGTTAAACCTAGCCTGAGTGTAGTACAGGTTAGAACCTTCAGCTAAGTCTCCAGTGTCATGATTACTTAGTGTAGAAACTGTTCCAGTGACGTTACCTACCAGGTTAGTCGCTAGAGACTTGTTCATAGCCCATCTGTCATTAGATGAGTCATACGTAAATGTAGCGTTAGCACCGTCTACTGTAAGCCCAGCGCCATTGGCTGCACCTGCATTAGCTGCACCCTCAGCAACTGTAATGTTTAGATCTGCTACAGATAGATTAGAAGAGTTTACTGTAGTAGTAGTACCGTCAACCTGTAAGTTACCTGCAACTATAAGTGTACCTGTATTGTCACCATGTGCAGCAGGGTCTATCGTAAATGATGCAGGACCTCTGATGTAGCCTGTTGTAACTATATTGCCTGTACTTAGTGCATCATTAGCGTCTAAGTAAACAGCCTTGTCTGCAGGGAGTGTAATAAACACATCCTTAGTACCTGCAGTAAAGCTAACAGCACTATCGCTGTTGCTACTCTCTAGTATGGTTGTTCTTGTAAGTACACCTGAATTGTATGTACCTAAGCCTACTTCCCACTCGTCTGCATTACGATGAGAAATAGCGTAGTATGTAGTGTCACTGTTGGCAAGGGCAGAGCTAAAAGACTCAAAGCCTGTAACAGCGCCACCCAACGTAACAGCACCAGTGCCAGTAGTTGTAGCGGTTTCTTTTACTCTATCCTTGACAACGAGAGCCATAATACTGCTCCTTAAGCGATACGAATGATTGCGTTAGATGCGTCTGCTGTTGGGAACTGTACCACAAAGTCACCATTTGTAGATGTCTTAGTACCACCAAAACTGATCACTGCTATAGCCTTGTTAGATTGTGAAGAGTTATAGATGATACAACCGTCTGCAGAAACTGTAGCAGAAGACCATGTAGTGTCTGCGAAGTCAACAGTAGCAGTTGAACCTGATAGAGCAATAGTTGCACTACCTAGTGTGTTACCACCTGTAACGTAGTTAGTACCAGTAGCCTCATCTGAGTTACCTGTTACTGCACTATAATTAGCTGTAGATGCATTGTAAGTACCCGACTGTGAGTTCTTAATTAATGCTATTTTAATTGTGTCTGTATCTAGATCGTGAACACCACCAAGTAACTCTTGCTTGAAGCTGTTGCACATCGCCGTTGTAATAGCCATTGGTTATGTCCTTTGTTTGTAAAATGCACAAAAGGGCCAGCATAAAAGCCAGCCCCTAAGTTAATTGTTATATTAAGCAGCGTTGAACTTAGCTGTTACAATCGCTTCTGGGCGTAAGATCTTGCGACCATATAAGTGCATCCCACGGCAGATGTCTGCAAAGCTATCTGGGTCACGGTATGTTTCCACTTTTGATAACTGTTCTGCAGTTGCGACTGCTGAGTCGTGTCCAGAAACTATAACACCATAGTTAGCGTTTTGGTTAGCTGTATTTGCTGTTCCTGCGCCTGTACCTACTGCTGGTAAGTTGTTTGACTGATAAACACGGAAGCCGTGAATGTTTGCAGCCAATAAACCATTTTGTAGTCCTGCACCACCGAAGTCTGCATTTAATAGGCGAGAATCTTCGTCTTTTAGCATCTCGATGAACACTGGGTCAAGTACTATCCATCTACCTCTAGTATCAACATTTGCTACATCCATTGTACGAGACATACGTGCTAGTACTTGTAATGGTGTTGCAGTTGATGTAGACATAGCAGTTGCACCTGTTAAGCGTGGAGCTAACGGGATAGAGTGATCACCTGCAGTTGAAGTTGTGATGTTACCGAAGTCACCCTTTTTCAACTTGTTTGCAGCTAATAGTTCGTCTGATCCTGCAGCGGCATTTGCTTTAGTACCATTTACAGTTGTGTTTGCAGCTGAAGCAGCTGTATAACCTGACAAGTAACGCAATACATCTGTATCCATTGAGTCAGCCATTTTGTATGCTGCACGGTCTGTAGATAGACGCATGAAGTCTACGTGTGAATGAGCCTCTTCAATATCATCCAATTTGAATGCAAAGTAGTTTGCTTTGTCGATAGTTAGTTTGAAGTCAGCGTCAACTAAATCTTGTGTTGCAACTGCAGTACCACGAGCTAAAGAATTAACAGTGATATCTGGTTCTTTAAGAATGCGCACTGAGTCGCCTTGCCCAGAAATCTCACCAAAATAGTCAGAGTTTGTGATTGCAGAAATAACAGCAGATTTTCTAAATGCTAACTGTGCTTGTTTTGAAAAGATCTCAGATGAGAAGTTTCCGTTGTTCAGGTTGGTGTAACCTGATGCCTTTGTAAATGCCAT